GTCTCCGTCGGCTCACAAAAAACCGCCCACCCTTCGAATAATTACATTTACGGCAGGCACAAACCAAATTATCATCACTATCATTACCTTCCAGCCTTCTCGGAATTAAATGATCGACTGTATCTCCGTATTGTCCACAATAGAAGCAAGTATTGTTATCCCTTGCAAGTATGCGAGGTCTTATCTTGTCATTCCATTGTCTAGTTCCTATTGCAGACTTAGACATCAATACCACCCTTTAAGCTTATGATGAGCGAGCGCCTTGCAAGCTGAACCAGAATACCTATGCTCAATATAGCGTAAGCCTTTATCAATCTGTTTGATTGGATCTTTCTCTTTATTGCCTATCATTTGAAATAGACCAAATGCACTTGACTTAGGATTCTTGGCTTTGTAGTTCCATTTGGATTCTTTATGTAATAACTCATCTAAACAATAGAACTCTTTAAATGAATAATCCATCTTATGAAATGTTATTTGTTTCAATGTATTAATTCTAAGTTCTTGAGATTTAGCTGTATCTAATGCAAAGGTTTGTAAAACAAACAGAGCTCCCCCGACTAGCCAGCACCTCGCGAGCTGAGCCTTACGGGCTCGCGTTTTTGCCTTTAGGGCAAATACTTGCCTAGAGCGTATCATATTAAAGCAACCTCTCTTAGCCTAGATTGTCTATACCATCTCACTATGTGGACTATGATCTACATCACATAGATCTTGCAACTGTATCTGTAATCATCTTGTTCGAGCCAAGTATCTACATAACCTGCTTCGGTCATTTAGTCTTACCAGCCCATCCTTCGCCCTTAAAGACTAACCCTACTGTTGAGTAGATCCTTGTCATATCTAGCCCACACTTAGGACAATTCATACCGCCATCATCCTCTTTGTAAGTCCTATGGACTGATCCATAAGTGCCGCATTCTTTGCAGCTGTATTCATATGTTGGCATCATATTCTCCAATCAATAAGCAAGTATGACAGGGTTTAGCTTCAAACTGCCAAGCCCCACAACTCTTACACCTGCTTATCTTTGTGTCCGGTATTCGATCTATCTGCTCAGTTATGTTTTTCACTCCCACAGCGCCACAACTCATGCATTGGTATGTTTTAAAACCATCTGGCATCTCTATCGCATCAAGCCATAGAAACTCAGTCTTGCGAGCGCAGCCATTACATTTAAAGCTAGTCACGATTAATCAACTCATGGCATCTAAAACATGTGCCATCCTTAAACACTCGATCATCGTCACATGCTTCGCATTTGATAACTGATTCCTCAAGATGCACTCCATCATCATCCAAGACAACTTGAATGCCCTTGCCATTAATGAAGGCTATGTATCCCACTATTCGACCCCATCAAAATAAAATGTGCCTTTGGCAGTCATCTTTGCCCAGACGGCGTGATCCTTATTTGATCCTTTGCAAACATAACCATAGTAAGGTTTTCCACCCTTGCTCACACCCTGTTTAAGAATCATCCCATGTTCACACATTGGGGGCTCTTTTGGTGTTGTATGACCAACTGCATCAACAGCATCGGCAATAGTCCATTGTTGCGGATCATCGCCTTTGTTCTCTACTGCGAATGACTGTCTAAGTGCATCTTCAATTGCAGCTGATTTAGTGCCGGGTGCTCCATATCGCCTTTCCTGTAATTTCTTTTCGTATTGATTTGGCTCGGATGTTTCAACCTTTTTCATATCATCTTTTGTAGCTGTCTTATCGGTGGCTTTAAGTAATGCTATTGATCTTCCATAGCTGCTCGTAGTTACATCCTCGGCAAAGAATCTAGCCATGTGTTTTGGATACTCACTTTGCCTACCTCTAGCCACATTAACAATTGCAGGTTGAGGATCGTTAGCATCTCTAAATACACCTGTTTGAACTACAAATATCTCATCCAATATGTTGCCATCCTTATCGGTCATAATGTGATGCTCTTGCTTAATGATGCGTAAAGATCCCATCGGGAAATTTCCCTGAAACCATTTGTTAAGACTTGCCACATCTTCATAATCATTCAGATTTATAGACATTATTAGTGCTCCCATTCAAAGTCTTTGTCTTGCATGTATTCATGACAGGTTTTTGATATCGCGACATACGCAATTGCATCTTGGTAGTGATCCATAATTTCTGGACTTTCAACACTACGACTGAGTTTGAGCATGACCATACAGCCTGCCACTTGATTTGATGTGATTGGGTAACCAAGATACGCAGACCATAATTTGGCAATTCGATCCATTTGGATTGCCGGATGACCATACTGCATTCCTCGTTCGTGGATAAGTGCGAGCGCATCTTGAAGCAACTTCTCAGTTTTTGTCATAATCAAAGACCTGCTCTAATTTAAGTTTTTGGATTTTGGCTTGATGATCTATGCAAGACTTCCATCCAGCAGCTCTACCAGCATAATAGCCATTATCGTAAATTTCTGACTTTCGGTGTTCATCCCAGAAATATAAAGCTGCTCCAATTAAACAGCCTATGATAAATGCGTAACCTACAATTTCCATGTTCGCTCCCTAATATCAAGCGGTTGCCTGATACAGAAAGTATGACTTAAAGCAAGGACACTTAGTTAGTTACTTACGGCGTGTTTTATAACGATTAGATAACGCCAAGATCTTCAAGATCATCGATATGGTCATCAATCGTCCTATCCCGATAATCGGTTTCAATACCCATAAACCTTACCTTCAAAAATAAAGCTGCCATCTGCATTTATTGGGATTGGAATGACCTGAACTTTTCGGTCTTGAACATAAGCTACAACGAAGCCAGTTTGCCAGTTTGCATAGCCTCTGGTATATGCCATGCCTGAACTGCTTAAATCTACCAAATTGCCAACCTCAACGCCCCACACAGTACGCCCTAAATGGCCTCTAGATGCCTCTGTAAAGGCCGAAACCCCCAATCTATGGGTATGCCCACAGACCACGCTTTTTCCAAGCCTTCTAGCCCCATTTAAGGCCGTTTGGCCGGGTACTTGAGATAGTGGGAAAGCATCGCCATGAACGGCAGTCCAGCCATGAGCCCAGTCTAATCCGTAAGGATGAAATTTAATGCCCAGTTTGTCATAACCTAAAAATTTTTCGTACTGCATCTCGGGCAGATTTAAGAAGCTTGGTAGTCTTTTTTTAATTGATCGGTAAAGTCTTATGCCATGATTTGAGCCAAGCACATCTGTAACGCCAAGATAAGTTAATACCTCTTGGGTCAGTAATCGATCTTCATGGATATTGCCAACCATCTCATCAATAGTTCCTGCGTTAAAACCCCCAAGTTGAGGTAAATCAATTTCATCGCCGATACAAATAGTGCGATGGGGTTTCCATTTGGCCAAGAAACGGCCGACTGACTTGGTTGCCTTCTCATCAAAGAATGGCACTTGGAGATCTGATACAAACGCTATGCGCTTAATCGTCATCCTCATCTGGAGTTGGAATAGTTGGGATTATTCCTTTGTCGCCTACGATCCAATCAGGCATCGACTCAGGATTATCCATTAAATAAAGCGCACAGGATTCATTAAATCCAGCCTTGCGTGCAGCTCTAAACATTTCATGCTTTGCAATATAGAATTGATCTAGTTTAGATAATGGTTCAGGAGTTTGGCGAACTACTCTCCGATTAACCTTTTTGCGTGGTGTGCGTTTTCGTGTGTTCGCCATAGCAGAAATTATCGCTTACTGATTAACACAAACAGATCATCAACACGCGATTCAAGTCGGTTAATTTGATCTTTAATTGATGAGCCACCATTTGGCTTAAGCTCATTCAAATAAGATTTAATAAGAAAGCGGACTCCCAGTAATAAACTGGTAGATACGGCGCTTACGCCAACGGCTATGCCAACCCATTCGTTTGCGGTCATGACGCATTGATTCCATAATCCGCTTCGCTCCCTGACTTTGGATCTAACGCTTTAGCAATAGGCGCAACAATTGCACCAAGCATAGTTGCATAGGCTGGATGAATGTCAGCCACGATTGCTAAGGCTACTGTTATTCCACT